CAGAGCTTTCACCCCAAGCTCGGATGAAGTCTTGTACACCGCTGTGCGGAATTCAAGGGCTAGAAATCTGAGGATGGAGGACCATACGCTCGCCGGGTTGCCATACAACTCACGACTATGGACGAGAGTGATGATTGAGTTAAAACGTCACATCTTCCCTGGGCTGAGCACCGTCGCGGTGCCGGCTCAGGGACCGGCCTGAGGTCGCCTAGGAAAGTCACTTGGGGTGCTCAGTCGCAAAAGCGACGCCCCGGAGCATCCCGACTTGGAAGTGACTAGATTCCCAGGGGACCCAAAAACCAGGATATTCGGAATTGTCAGAGGGATTAATCCGCCCTTAGATATCCTGGTTCATTCCGATGACATAAACACGCTTGAAAGGGCAGTGAAGGAGAGAGTATTTTTCGTCAAACGCGACGGGGAATTTCGGACGCCACCACGCCCAAAGAGTGATGAGGACTTTGAAAACCGTCTGTTACCGTTCAGGGTAGCAATCCAGCGGTTTTTGCCCAAGACCGCCCCAATGACTGCAGTCCAGTTCGCTGGTACTTACAGGGGCCGCAAGGCAAAGATCTATGGAGACGCCGTAGAATCATTATGTAGAGATGATTTTACGGTCAAGGACTCACACATCAAAGTGTTCGTTAAGCTGGAGAAAACTAACTTCACAGCTAAACCGGACGCAGTACCTAGGGTGATCTCGCCGAGAGATCCTAGATTCAACGTTAAGCTTGGTAGATACCTACGCCAAGTGGAGGATCGATTGTACGCTGCAATCGCAAAGGTTTTTGGGGATAAGACTGTTATCAAGGGGGTTAACGCCACCGAGTCAGCACGTCTTATTAAGGATAAGTGGGATAGTTTTTCTAATCCTTGCGCCGTTGGGCTTGATGCCGAACGGTTTGACCAACATGTGTCGCGGTCGGCGTTACGTTGGGAGCATGGGATATACGTTGATAGTTTCAAATGTCGTAAGCATAAAAACGAACTTTCTAGTTTGTTGAAGATGCAACTACATAACACCTGTAGGGGTTATTGTAGTGATGGCAAGTTGAAATACAAAGTCGTTGGTGGCAGAATGAGTGGTGACATGAACACAGGGCTAGGCAATTGTCTGCTTATGTGTGCCATGATCTACTCCTATGCACGACACATCGATGTCAACATAAAACTGGCGAACAATGGAGACGAC